CGTGCTGGTGGTCCAGGGCGGAGGAGATAAGCTGTAGCCCGCTGAAGCCATCACCTGCCAGCCCGATAGGTGCGCTCTCCACCTGCTCGATGAGGTCGAGATAAGCGAGCGGGTCATCTTCCAAGCACCGGGGACTGTCCGACAGCTCCAGCGACTCATGTGGCTCCTCGGGGGTGTACTTGTGTACAAGGTGTAGGACGATCTCCATAGGCACACGCGGGGTGCCTTGCCCTGCCGAAGTGTAGGTGATAGGTGCGAACTCTACGAACACAGCGGGTGTCTCGAAGAGCATACCGCTGGGGAGGTCCTCCATGTTTTCGTTCCACAGCCCGATGTGCTTCAGGTCTGTGACCTTATCTTGTAGGCGCTCCTTAAGCGCTTGGTAGATCTCTCGTCTCATATTCAATGTCTATTTAATCAGTGATTGATGGGGGCGCTCAGCTCGACGTAGTCGGGCATTCAGCTCCTCACGCCACAGGTCGACGTGCTTAGTGACGATGCGCTGGATGAGCTCCTCGACCTTGGGGTGGTTGCCAACGAATCTGCGCTGTGGCATACGCAGACGACGCTTGAAGGAGCGGACCTTATGGCTGCGTACCTTGACGCGCTTGCGCTTCAGGCCTCGCTTACCCTTGACCAGACGGATAGCCGTTGTCTCCTTGCGAGTATGCTGAGAGACGGTGACCTCTCCGTTGAAGCCCTCGTTGTGGAGCGAAGCGTAGGGCATCGCCGAGGTGAAGGACACACCCGATGGCATGACCTGCCCCTTCAGTGAGCGTCGTAGCTTGCCTGTGACAAGGAGTAGCGACCCGCGCTGTACTCGCTTCCTGGATGACTTCCACCCACCTTCGCCACGGGGCTTCCAAGGGCGGTCGAAGAAAGCCTTGCGGCGGAAATTCTCGTGGAACTCCGCAGTGAGCCCGACACGCACCTCCTGCTTGATGTCCTCGAAGACCTGTCTACTGCTGCGCATTTGGTAGTTATAAAATTAGTTGTACCTTTGTGTCAAAGAGATAGCTCTTAAGTAGCTCTGAACTGGATTGTAGTTCCAGAAGGGGAGAGACTTAAGGGCTATTTCTTTTTTAGATGATCAATAATCCCTGTATCATCCGTGATACTATGAAACGTGACCTCTCCTGATAGGTCTTCTCTTGCGATAATCCACGTTTTATCTTTCTCAATGGTTATCTCAAAGAGGTGCGACTGCACGATATTTGGGTTTCCCTTATGGTATGGAATAGCTCCCAAATACCTTGACTCTTGAAGAACTTCCTGCAGGTTACGTAGAATCTCATTTTTCTCAAAGTAATGTATATGGGGTTGGTTGAGGAACTCCTTTAACCCAGCCTTTGTGATTCTAATGGGAATACCATTGCTTACGATAATAGTCCCTTGGTAGCGTGCTTTGGCTTCGTCTTGCAGTGCCTTTCGGTACTGCTTCTGCTCGGGAGTGAGGGAGATCTTCTTTGCTCCCTCTTTGGCTTTGATGACTTCACCAAGCACCGCACACTCGTCGCCCTTGCCCCCCTTGGTGATTTCGCAGTGGGAGATACCACGCTTGCCGTAGTAGGGGTGCTTGTCGGGGAAGAGGCACAGGTCTCGTCCAGGGTTGCCACGGAAGAGCTCTTGCTTGTTGCCACGGAGGGCAGCATCACCGCGCTCCCACGCTGAGCGAGGGTCTGACAGCGGTGTCTCGGGAAGGACCTCCACAGCGTCACAGCGACAGCCCCAGCCGTTGGGCGGGAAGTAGTCTTGCCAGAATTTGTCCTCCTTGGGTAGTCGAGTGCGATCGAGGGCCTCATGAGCTGGTCTGACCTTGTTGTCTCCAGCGGTACGATACTCGAGGATGCTCTTAGGCGCTGTGGAGTGCCAGCGATCAGCCATGAGGGCAGAGCCTACGGCGTGGTCATACTCGCTCTCCAGGTAGCGGACATTGTAGCGGTCGTGGATAGCTTTAACCTCTTCGGAGAACTCAGCGAAGGGCTTGATAGACCCGTCGTCCTTCTTCAGCGACAAGCCCAGTTCACGCATCGTGTGATAGGTCTTGAAGCCAGAGAAGATGAAGGCATTATTGTCAAGCGCGTCACGCACAACCTGCGGTGTGGAGTGACTGATGTGGTCAAGTGATGGCTGTAAGCACTCGTAGGTCTCCCGGATGGCAGCAACTATGGGGGCATCTCGGAGCATCTTGCGCTCAAATCGTCCCTCCCTATATACATAGCGTGCCGCCCTCATGAAGACCTCGGGGCGGTAGGTGCGCTTCGTTGGTGTGTTGCGCCTTGACAGCTGGCACGACGGGCAGCTGCATGGGGTGTATAGCTCGTCGAGCTCCCTATGTAGCTGGAGGTATCTCTTGGGGAGAGGTAGCTGATGCTCCGCCCCTCCCCCTAAGCGAAAAAATCATCCCCTCGGGCGAGCTGCTTGCTCGTGTTGTCCTCCTGCTCCAAAGAGCTGTCACGCTCCCCGATGATGGGGATATTGTACTTCTCGGCGAAGTAGGCAGGATCGATCTTGTAGTATTGGAGAATTGTCCGCTCCTCTTCGCGCATCTCCGCGTCGGTCATTTCATCACTGTAGTCCCACTCGAATGTGAGGCCCTTGAGGGGAAAGCCCGAGGCGATCATCAGAGGGAGGAGGCGGTCATTGATGATGTAGGAAAGGCGACGAGCATCTGAGGCGCAGATGTTTTCAAAGATCTCCAGGTGCACCTCCGACTGAGAGAGGGAGGAGCCGTTGTCGATGGTCATCGTCTGGTTGAGGATGATCTTAGAGAGCTCCTTGTCGCATCGCTCAAGGCGCTTGTCATATACGTTGTAGGCGTCACCTCGGCTGGTCTCCTCAAAGCTGATGGTCGTACCCTCGGGGAAGACGCCATAGGACGCTGCTCCCATCGACGCCATGATGCGCTCGATCTCGTCGAGGTCAGCTCTGGTGGTGGCGGTCGTGTTGGCGACACGCATAGGCATGCCGAAGATTTCCCCGAAGGTATCCCAGTAAGCCCCCATGTTCTTCTTAGAAATATAGTAGGGAGCGCACTTGAGCAGTAGGCCTAAGTCGTGAGGCTTGCCTACCTCGATGAGCCAGCGGGAGAAGTCTCCTTCCCGGAAGGGGATGCCACGCTTGATGTCGTCGGTAGGCTCACGCAGGATCACACCATACTCAGGGATGACGTGCTTTCGGGGAATGAGGTCAGCAGATGCAAAGCGCATGCCTCGCTCGTCCTTGACGACCTCTCCCAGCTCGATAAGGCTATGCCCCCAGAAGGTAGCATCGAGGGCGAGGTCTAAGAAGTCACGAAACCACTCACGACGAAACAGCTCAGATGCATCGTCGCTCTCCGCTCCATCCTTGTCGATGAGCTTGAAGGGTCGAGAAAGCGTCTTGCTCTTTCGTTGTTCGATAGCCCCTGTGATGTGTCCATCGACGAGGGTGTCCGTATAGATATCGTAGAGCGCCAAGCGGCGGGGGTTGTCAACAGAGAGCGCCATCTGCCAGGCGCGTCGCCAGGTGGCGATGTCCTTGCGGGTAAGGGCGTCAGCCTTGCGTATGAGTTCGGCCGTGACGCGCCCTCCTGTGCCGGTGATCTGTCGAGCGAAGCGCATCAGTCGTGCTTCGCGTTCCTCTAAAGTCAATTCAGCCATAGTCTAATAGTGATAGGTGCTCTTATCAATACTTCCAAATCTCAGGATACCACCACTGGGGGCGCTCCCTCCAGTGTTGGGGTCAGTGAGGGGCGGGAGATCGGGGTCATTTTTGCCCGCTTGCACCGCCTTGAGCCAGTTGATGGACTCCTCATACCGGTCTTTCCATCGCTCCAGCCCCATCGACTGAGGGAGGCGATGTGCCATCTGGTAGATGGCTATATGTACGATAGCTTGTACCAGCTGAGGGTTACGATCATCACCCGTCTTGTTGTAGGTCTCCTTGACATTGTAGCGGACTCTCAGATAACTAGCCGCCACCTCAAGGGCATACGCCTCTGCTTGCATCCACTCTTGAGGATGTTGGCTGATGATAGCTTGCTCACGCTCGGTGATAGCCATCCGATAGTCTTGCTCGTCGATGTACATAGTGGTCAGGCGTTAGGGTGAGTGTCGTAGACGGCGCGCTGCAGAGCCACCTCGCGCAGGTCTGGCTTGATGTCAGCGTAGCAGTAGATGTGGGGTATGGGCGTCCGCTCGTCTCCCTCAACTTCGGGGATGATTAGCATGCGCTCGCTTGCAAGCTTTGCGAGACGCTTTGCGCGATAGGCGGCTATAAGGCATCGGATACTGAATGCGATGAGACGAAGGGCGCGATAGCCATAGCGCCAAGATGTGACTAACATATTACCATTGATTTTTGATGCTGGTGGTGCGTCTGCCCACCTTCGGAGTGACGCCGAGGGTGCGGGAGGAGCGCTGGAGGAGCCAGATAGCCCCCTCGTCAGCGTCGGGGCCGTCATCGTGGCCACGCATGCCCTTCTCCATTGACAGGGTCTGCTCGACGGATACAAGCATATCGGGCGACGACTTCTCCTCCTCATTATAGTAGACCTTGCCCCGCTCCCAGAGAGGAGAGACCGCTTCGATGCGGGCAAACTTGTTCTCCTTCTTCCTTCGGTCTGGGCTGATGGGGAGCTGGTAGCCTCGGGCGTTGCCTTCGGTGGCGAAGTCGTCAAGGAGGCTGTCCTGCATAAATCCCGCCTCGAGGTAGATGCGTAGGCTGGCACCTTCGCCTCTGACCCATTCGTAGCAGTCGTAGACCCAGCGAACCAGCTCGGAGATGGAGCACTGACGCAGGAAGGCTTTGATATGGTGTAGCTCGCCCGAAGGGAGGGAGCCCCAGAGCTTGGCTGCCTTGTAGTCGTTCTTCGTCGTGCCTTTCCACGAGGGGTCGATATATAGGACCAGCCCACTATAGGAGGTCAGCCGTGGGAGCTTCTTGTATTGGATCCACTCGGATCGGAAGACGCTCCCAGCGGTGATAGGATTGTTCATGTACTCCTTTTGGAATGCACGGTACCCCGAGAAGGCTTCAAGCGCTGCTACCTCCTCCCGTGTCCATTTCGCCCCCCAGGTGACCTCGCCCTTTGGGGTGAGGATGTTGACTCGGGAGACGTGGACGGTGGGAGTGTGGGAGATGTTGTAGAGGACGCTGGTCTTACTGATGAGGTTGCCGACCATGATGAAGCGCCCACGCCCCCCATCAAGCGCACCGAAGAGGGCTTCGCGCACCCAGTCGGTGAGCTTATTGATGCGGTCTTGGTTCTGCACGATCTCGTCATCATCAAGGTCGTCGATGACGATGTAGTCGGGGCGATGGGAGCGGTGGCGCAGACCACGAGGGGACTGCCCACGCCCCAGAGCGAAGAAGGCGACGCCGTCCGAGGTGACGAAGCGCCCGACCTCCCAGGACCCTGTAGAGACCTGCTGACCGAAGTCGGCGATATAGCGCTGGTTGTACTCCAGCTCAGCCTGCACGTCCGAGAGCAGCGTCTGTGCGTTGGTCTCGCTCTTGCCTACTAATACCATCACATTCAGCTCCCGCTTGCCGAGGTAAGCGTGCGCCTTCAGCCAAAGGGGTATAAATACATCCATGTGGGTGCTCTTGGCGTGGCCACGCGCCCACTGAAAGACCGCCTTGAGGTTAGGGGTATCGCGGATCTTCTTTGCGGCGGCGAGGTGGAAGGGGGCGCTGGGGATGCTGCGCCCGAGGACTTCATTATAGGTATAGTGGGGGAAGTAATACTCGACGAAGGCGTTGTAGTCCGACAGTAAGTGGATGATGCGCTTCTTCTGCTCGGTGGGGGTCTCCTTCGAGGCAAAGGCCGTCGCGCTCTTGACCTCCTCACAGCGCAGCTTCCAGCGCTCGAGTACTTCTTTATTCTTGATCGATGCCATGAGGGTGACGTATTGATTACGCTACAAAGGTCGTGCGCAAATAAGGGTTAATAAACTAATACTGAAAGACCTGCACCGTTTCTGTGAGTCGGGAGATTAGCAAGCGATCTTTGCAGAGAAAACAGTCACAGACCCTATGAAGAAAGTAGTCATCAGCACCTCCGCCGTGAACTCCTACGGCTCTCGTGTGCTCACATCTGGTATCGACTTCGAACAGTACAAGCGTAACCCCGTCCTGCTATGGATGCACCGCAGAGGCGACCGTGAGGACGTGCCCATCGGGCGCATGGAGGACATCCACCTCGAGGGGGATAAGCTCATCGGTACGCCTGTCTTTGACCGCTCGGATGAGTTCGCCAAAAAGATCGCCGATAAGTGGGATAATGACTTCCTGCGCATGGCGTCGGCAGGGCTCAGCATCGTAGAGCTCTCGGATGACCCATCGCTTGTCCTACCAGGGCAGACACGTATGACCATCACACGCAGTAAGCTCGAGGAGGTGTCCATCGTCGACATCGGCGCCAACGATGACGCTATGGCCGTCTCACTCTACACCGCTGGAGGCGAAGTGCTCTCTCTGTCGCAGATGGAGCTTGCCAGCGACCTCCCACTCCTTACCCCAGATCCTGATAGTACACTTAATATCCCTAATGAAATGAACGAAAAGATTGCCCTCGCTCTCGGCCTCTCTGCCGACGCTACCGATGAGCAGGCTGTGTCTGCCATTGCTCAGCTCAAGTCCGAGGCAGACCAAGCTAAGCAGCTGAAGCTCGCCCTCATCGACGAGCAGCTCGCCTCGGCTGTCCAGTCTGGCAAGCTCCCCAAGGAGCAGGAAGAGACCTACCGACAGATCGGGCTCACTATGGGCGCCGAGACCCTGCGTATCACGCTCTCCACGCTCTCTGCGCCACAGCGCGCCTCATCCATCATCCGCCCATCGGCACCGACGGATCCGGCGAAGTTCGCCAAGTTCACGGACATCCCCACCGATCGCCTTGAGGCCTTCAAGGCGGAGAGCCCTGATGAGTATGCCCGCCTCTATACCGATCACTTCGGCTTCCCACCTCCCTCACTCTCCCGCTAATCACTAATCACTTATTAACTATGTGGAAATTAATCCAATCGCTGGGCATTGCACTTGCTGTGATGCTTGTAGCGGTATCCTTCAATTCCGTCATCGGAGCAGGTATCGCTGCGCTCCTGGGGCTCCCCCTGTGGACGGGTGCAGTCGCACTCAACGTCCTGGCTCTGGCTGTAGGGCCCTTCGTCACCAGTCGTAGCGTTGCCCGAGCGGGCGTCAATCAGGAGGTGTGGACGGGTGTCGTCCTCAAGAAGCTCCGAGAGGCGCTGGAAAACCTCGGCTGGTTTGCCGCGATCACTAATTACGACGAGTATGTAGACAACGACACGATTCACTTCACCGAGCTGGGTGGCGACCCGAAGGTGCTGGTCAATAACACGACCTATCCGCTCAAT